AACTGCAACGGCTCGGGGCGCGGCGCGAAGGTCAAACACTATCTTGCGTGCTGGCGGGTGACGATCGCGGATGACCGCTACTACATCCTCAACCGCGAGCTGGCGCTTTACGCCACGTGGCTGACGGGGCAGGCGGGGGCGGTATGTCCGACGCTTTGAACGAACCGGAAGTCGCAGAGAACGGTTACGACGTGCCTTCGCCGCTGGCTTTGAAGAGATGGTTAGATATTCGCTACAACGAGAGCGGCGATCTGCGGTTCATCCATGCCGGCAACATGCTTTGCGAACTGGAAGAGCTGCGCCGCACCCCCGCCGCCTCGCCTGGTGGGATGACGGACCCAACCGACTGCGTCGAGTTCTATGACCTCATGCAGACTTATCGGCACACTCCAATCGTTGATCAGATGGCGACGTGTTCGGCTTACGAAGCAGTGCGCGATTACGTTCGCAGCGCTATCGCGAAGGGAGTGAAGCCATGACTTCGCGAACCGTGGGGCGGGTGGGGAGCGTGGGGATGCCGGAGTGGCCGGAGTGGCCGCAGACCATCGACAGCTATGACGATGAAATAGGCTATGAACGCGCCCGCGCTGATGCGTGGGAAGCGAGGTGCAGGTTGGCGGTGGAGGCGCTAACCAAAATCATGCACGACCGCAATGAATACAATATATCGCACTGGGATGAGGCCCAGTCTGCCATCGCCGCCATCGGCCCCCTCCCCGCGAAGCCCGAGGCGGAGGGGTGATGTACGTCACTTGCTGGTACGCGGTATCCGATGAGGGTTTGAAATACAGCCATTATTCAGAGGGCTTTCACCCGGACAATCTAGAGCCGCCGTATAAATGCGACTCGCAAAGAGTTTCTTGGGCCAAGAAAATTTGGCAGCCGCGCCGAGCGGAGTTGATCGGCGGAAAGATTGTCAATGAGGATGCCGGCTGATGTTTCTCACCGTAGACGAAGCCGCAGCCGAGCTCGGAGTCACCCCAGGCACAGTGCGCGAGTGGGCGAAGAAGGGTAGGATTCCCGCGCGCCGCTTCGGTCGATTGTGGCGTTTCGATAAGAACGAGATCAACGACGCGGGGAAAGTTGAGGCGTGTCCCTCTATCGCCATCCAAAGTCCGCTTATTGGTGGGTACGCTTCACGATCGGCGGTCGAGAAGTTCGCCAAACGTCAGGGACAAAAGACCGCAAGGCTGCCGAAGAATTTGAACACAAGCTGCGCGAAAGATACTGGCGTCAAACTCGCCTTGGTGAGCAGCACCACAGTTGGAAAGAAGCGCGAGAACGGTGGCTGAGGGAGCGGGTTGGGAAGCGCTCGCTTGAGCGTGACGTGCGGATCTTCGACGAGTATCGCGAGCTCGAGCCCGTATCACTGCGCGAAACCACGATCGACAAGCTGCGCGACATTCGCGATGCCCGCATGGGCGCGGTAGCGCCCGGAACGCTGAACCGGGAATTCGCACTGCTACGCGCCGTGATGAATCGCGCCGTTGATTGGCGCTGGATCGATCAGGTGCCGAAATTCCCGATGGCAGAGCTAGAGGATCGCGACCCGCGATGGCTCACTCGTGCGCAGTTCGCTGAGCTGCTCAACCACTTGCCACGGCATACCGCAGAGCTAGCGCGCTTCGCTGTCGCCACCGGTCTACGCCGAGGGAACATCACTGGCCTCACCTGGGACCGCGTGGACATGGCCGAGCGGTTCGTGCGCATCGAAGCGAGTCAGGCCAAGGGCAAGCGCGCGATCCATGTACCGCTCAACGATGACGCCATGGCCGTGCTCGAGCGACAGCAGGGGCGCGATGAGCGATGGGTGTTTGTCTATCGAAAAAAGCCCGTGTATCAGGTGGCGACGAAGGCGTGGCGTGCGGCCGTGAAGGCCATCGGACAGGAGGGATTGCGGTTCCACGACCTTCGCCACACGTGGGCGTCGTGGCAGGCCCATGCGGGCACGCCTGCCTACGTCCTACGGGAGCTGGGTGGCTGGGCAACCGATGCCATGGTCAAGAAATACGCCCACCTGGGAGCCTCAGATTTGGCCCAATACGCTGGCCGCACCCTGCTGAAAGTCGGCACACCGGCCAAACGGCGCGTCGCGAGGCGCGGTAAGTGACTGAAATTGGTGGAAAGGGAGGGAATCGAACCCTCGACCCCGGCATTATGAGAGCAGGACGCGTCTATAGTTCCACGTGAAACAATGACTTACATACCGGGTATGCCGGTTTTCCTCGCTCTATATATAGGCGTTTCGGTCTAGCGACGGTGGAATCACGGCACACCAACAGACGGGCCTCGCATAGGCACCCAACGTGCTCCATCTTTCACCGTCCCAATACTCACGCCGTTCACTGCGCGACGGCTTGCCGTTGTCGTGGATGTCGATATCGACCAGCAGACGGTAGAGGCCGGGGGATGGCGGGTTGCCTGTGTGCCAGTCACGGCAGTCGCAGTCGTGGCGGCCTAGCACATTGTCGATAGAGAGGCAGTGGGCGGCATGTTTCACTTTCGCTTTAGCCACGCACCAACCATCCATAGCGTGATTGAAAGCGCGAGCCAGCCAAGTCGCTCCAGTTTCCTCACATCCCATTCCTCTTCGCCCACTCCCTCACCTTGCTCTCAGCCACGCAGACCGTGTTTACGCCGTCTGAAATCACGATGCAGCGCTCGGGTGGGTCGGGCTTCCTTTCGTACCAGTCGGGGGTGATGCAGGCGGAGAGCGCAACGGTATATATACCGACAGCGATTCGCGCCATATACCTAAACGCATCCCGTCTCGGTATATATACCGCGCTCACGTACCCACCATCAGAGCCTTGCGCACGTTGTGGGAGAGCTGCTGCGCCTTGCCGCGCATCCATGTGCCGCACTCCATGCACTTGAACCGCGGGTAGCGCCCCTGCTGCGTGGTCTCGTAGCCGCGTCGCTGCAAATGGTCGCTAGAGCAGTTCGTGCACCGCATGTTTTTGTCTTCGGCGTATGCGCCCAAGTTCGGATGCCGACGAATCCACGGCCGCTGTTCTAGATAGACCTTCTCGCATGCAAGGACATCGATTTCGCAGTAGGCCAGCATCTCTCGCCAGGCGGCGGGATTGTCTGCCAGCACCTCCATCCATAGCTCCCATCCGGGGAACTTCCTGTGGTCAGACTTCGGCGTGTCGGTGAGCACTCGCGATTGATAGGCGAGCTTGTGCGTGGGAAAGCGGAAGCGGTCGCGGGAATTGAGCAGCGTGTCGATGATGCGAATGGGTGAGTAAGGCTTCATGCCCTGCTGAATCATTCTGCCGTTGATCATCTTGATATCGAATTTCTTCCCGTTCTGGGCCACTACGATGTCGGCTTCGTCGAGCAGATCCCATAGCTCGCGCATCAGTCTGCGGTCGTCACGCACCCATCCCTTGCCGCGGCCTCCGCAGTGCCCGCGGATAATCTTTGATTCGCCCAGCCACCGTGCGCAGTAGCAGAGAACGCTCCAGTCCTCGACGATTTGTTCAGGCGATAGGTTTTGATCTCGCAGCGCCCAGACGTACCCGAGGATTGGCGATGTCTCGAGATCCAGAGTCAGGATGCGGGCTTCGGTCACAGCGTCGGTGCCCGCAACCGCACTTGCATGATGGAGATAGCTAGCGCCTCAACCAATGCCTCGTCATTGCACAGCTCTGGTCTACCGATCTCGTAGAAAAATGCGTGCGCCCATTCGTGCCACAGAGTTGAGCGCCAGTTCTCTGCACTCGTTCCGTCAGTGATCATGATGTCGCGACCTTTAAGATCAGTGGCCCCGCTGGCGACATCCTTGTGCGTGGCTACATCAATGCGCTTCACTGGCCTTACGCGGTACTCAACGAATGCCACTGGAAGGTAGAAGCGCTTGCGTTTCACTCAGTGACTCCTACTCCGCTCCCACTCGATCAGCGCGCGTTGTCGGGCGGCGTTTGACTGCTGCTCTCGCCAGACGTCGGATAGGGCAATCCCAATGTCTCGTAGAGGTTCCTCAGCGCCTGATCTGACGGCGGCAACATCAACTCCGGCGGCGGCTCCGCCTTCGCTGGCGCTGGGCAGATGGGCGGGGCGGCAGTACACGCTGACAGGCTTAGGAGCGCTGTTGATGCGAGCAAGCTCGGCTTCCAGTGACTTCGCAGACTCATCGGCTTTTCTCCTGTCGGCTTGTTCGGTCGCGCGGGCAATGCGCTCACCGGCAAGCGTCGCATTCGCCGTCACCAGCGCCGCCTCGGCTTTGTCGCGTGCATGAACGACGTAGTTGTAGCGCCAGTAGCCCAAGCCGATGGCAATGGCTAGGCCGGCATATAGGTAGATGCGCGGGATCATGGCCGCGGCCTTATCACCACCGGCCCCCACGAGCACTCGACGACCATCGTCGAGCCCTCGCGGTAGCGGTGCAGCTCTGCCAGCCGCTCACGGTTACGCCTTGCTTCCCGTTCCGCACTTGGCAATGAGCGTTGTGCCTTCTGCCGGGCGCGGTACGACGGCTGAACGCGGTCGGCTGATTGCGGTGTATCCGTCTGCTGTGACGCGGCTTTCATCACAGGCCGCGCCAAGACGCGCCACGCCCGCTCTCGAGCCTCTAACGAATGCGAACCGTCCATAATCGGGCCTCACGTTGTAAGCGATGGGTTCAACCACGACGAGATCTGTCGGCGGGTTTGGCGGGCCACTCGGCTGCGTGTTCGTCTTGCACGCGACGTTTGACGGCACTGACTCGCCCTTCGCGGATAGCGCAACGACGCGATAGCAGTTCTGTCCTGCCGGCGCACTGGTGTGCGTAAAGCCCGTAGTCGTCGAGGTGCCGACAGACGCGAACGCGCCGGTGGCAGTAGCTGCCCGCTCGACGCGATAACCAGTGACGGCGCAGTTCGCAACGGGCTGGCCTGACGTGCAGGTAGTCGGTGCGACCCACTGCAAAATATTAGTGTCCCATGGCTGCACGCCCTGCGCCTTCGCCACGCCGACGAGGCAGAGGAGCGCGACGGTGACGGCTGTCGTGCGGACGAGTTTTTCGATGTTCATTGCTGGTTCCTGCTATTGATGAATCCGCGCCAGAACGTCATCACTGCGATGGCGCCCATGTAGTACTTCAAGTGTGCTTCAGGGATCAGGCCGCCAACGCCGGCAATCGCCGCGATGGTTCCTGAAACGAAGCCAAGGATTTTGGTGCCGTGGTCGTCGATGAACTAACGGACTGCAAGTAGGTAGTCGGTCATATGCCTAGCGCCTTCCTCGCGCGGGTGTAGTGTTGAATTCGCGAGTCCATGCCATTGGCCCCGCCATTGATCTTCTTGCTAATGCCGTAGAACAGCTCTTGGTCTGCCATCATGTTCAGACCCTGCGTGTACCAAAACCATGCTGCTGATCGACTGGCGCCCATAGGCGTCTCTAGATAGAGGATGTCGTCAGCATTGCGTCCAAGCGCCGCAAGGCACTTAAGCGTGTTGGTGCGTCCTGTTATCTGAAGAAGTCCGCGGCCTTTGTACAATTCGCCGTCACCATCTGCGGCTGGCGTGTTGCCAAGACGCGTAGCTAAATCGCCAGTGTCGTATAGGCTCCCAGTACCAAGCTCGCGTGTGTAATGAAGCGACCCAGATTCATGCGCACACTGCGCGAGGAACATCGACTGCCGAAGCGGCGTCTCGATGTCGAACTCGTACATCGCCGTGTTCAAGCACTCTAGGAAGATTGGCGCGCGAGTGCCGGCGTACGGCATGCAGGCGTTGAGCTGTTCGAGGGTGAGGATCATGACCGCACCTCCCGCTCAAGGCTTTCAATCCGCAGTTCATGCTGAGTGAGAAAGCCAGCATGCGCATGCTTCTCTTTGCGCAACATCTCAACCTCTTTCTCAACCGTAGAGACGCGCACCTCGAGCTTGCCAACGGCCACGCGTACACCGACGAATGCGCCGATGACGCCGCCGGCAATGCCGATTACGAGCGATAGAAGCTCTAAAGCCCATGGTTCCATTTAGAACAACCAGGCTCCGGCAATGAACGCCGCCACGTGCGTAGCAATGAACACGTGCCACAGCTTCACGCTGCCGCTCTTGTTCATACCCACTGAAAGTGCATCTCGCACTAGCTTCAAAATGATCGGTCCAGCGCCACCACCACTCATGGTTTCGTCTCCTCGTATTGCTTGCGTTTCTCCGGCGACCAGCGTTCGCGCGGCTCAATGAATCCGGCGTGGATCAGCTTCCCGTCCACTTCATTAACGTAGTACTGGAGCATCCGCGTCTCTCGCTCTGCACGGATTGCGGTATAGGCAGACCACGCGGACAGCGCTGCAGCAATACCGCAGAGCGCCGCGCATACCGCGACCACTGAAAGATGTTTTCCGGAGTCGATATGGATTACTTGCGCCGACCGATCAGACGCGGTGGCATCGAAGTCCAAGGGCGTGTCATTTGCCACGCTTCACCTCCTGCGGCTCCTTCGTGGCCTCTTCAATACCGCGATAGACTCGCCCCTCAACCGTGTTCAGATCCCGCTCTACCTGGCGCAATCTCTGCTCATGGTCCTGAATGCGCGCATCTCGCACGATGTCGCTGTCAATGCTGCGAGCTACCGTGACGTTGAGGTCGTATAGGTTCCGAGCTGCGATGCCCAGCAGTGCAACGATGGCAACGCCCAGCGAGCTCCAGAACCATCCCAAGAACTTATTCAAGCGCTTGTCGTGCATGGATATGGAGGCGCCAGTGTCAGACATGGCGGAATTCTTCGGGGAGTTGGTCGTAGGGGATCATGCGATTTGCACCCAATCAGTGGCGCCGCGAATGAAGCCGTATAGCTGGCCGGATGATGGAGTGAGGTTCACGCCACCAGTTAGACGGAACGCATCGGCAACTCCTGGGTTGTGGACAATCGTGGTGTTTGCATTGCCGGCGCGTAGATAGACAATGCAGCCCTCTTGACCGCCGGTAAGTGTCGCCATATTCGTGGCGGCGCCGTTGAACATCAGCAATCGCGCGTGATATCCGCCTTGAGTGCTGGATACATTGCAGTTCGGGTTTGCGCCCGAGATCGTCTTCTCTACCGTCAGTCCTTCAAGAACAGAGCTCTGCGACCACGCTGTTTGCGGCCCGGCAGCCATTTGCTGCACGCCGTTGATGCGTACCCATGGGATTCCGGCTGAATCAAATAGATTGCGATGCGGGGCGATCTCTACGCCGAAATTCCCAGTGCTCTCGAGCTCGTAAACAGAATCGCCATTGGGAACGGCGAAATTGTTTGCAGCGAACGTGACGCCATTGCAGCGTGACATGCTGACTGCGTGCTGCACCGTGGTCGTGCCTGACGGCGACCCATTGCAACCGCGAATGTCGTACGAGTTAATGAAGACGGTAGATAGCCCCGCGCCAAGCTCCATGTAGAAATGGGTATTGCCAGGATTCTCCATGTCTAGCCCGTGGATAATCCCGCCGACGCACCCGAGTGTTGAATCGCTCTTGTTGCCGATGCGAAGGCATATTCCGCTTGTCTCGATCGCGCCACCCAGAATGGTGACGTGGTAGGTACGGTTGATTATCAGCCCGCCAACCGTCGTGTTACACGTTGAGATATACGAGTGATCCCACTTGAACGTGGTAGATAGAACAGAGCCGAACGTATCAACTTCAACCGCGCCTTCTGTGAGGCTTCCACAGGAGGTAAATAGACAGTGATCCAGCACCCCCATCAATGTGCCGAGGAATGCGACGCCGGCCCCGTTGACGTTGCTGAAGTAGCAGCGCTCGACACGGCCATTGGTGACATCTGTAAACGTGACGCCACGCAGCGCAGACCCAGATCCTCGAATACGGCAGTTCTTGACGCTGCCCGCGTAGCTGTAGCCGCTTCCGGCAAACGTAATACCAGTCGTGACCGATGCGCCCTGAAACCTGATGCCGCCGCTAGCCCAGCCACTTCCAACGATGTCTACCGTGTTGCCATTGCCTACTGGAACGGACAGGTTCGCGGTGCATAGATAGCCAGAGCCTTCGCCGACGTACACAGTCCCACCGTTGACGGCGGCCACGAGCAGCGCGTTTGCAATGGCTGCGGTGGAATCAGTGGCGTCGTCGGAAACGGCTCCGTAGCGGCGCACGTCGCCGGGGGGATAAGCCTTATTGATCGGAGTGATGCCTGCGGCTATCTCCGCCGCCGTCTGTACCCTGCTATCATCGAAAGAGTGGTCCAAGACATTGTTAAGTGTTTCGCGCGCACGCCTCTGGTGGTTGAGATCGTCTAACCCAACCACAGGGAGCTTTTGGAGAGGCATGAAGGGGTGTGCTAGCCTTGGGGGATGTCAGGATGGAAAGCGGTTGGCATTCCGTTGATTTGCGGACTCATTGCCGTGGGATTGGGATGCATAAACATCTGGCTTGGCATTCTCGCGGCACCAATCCTGTACAGCCTGTCCAAAGAGCTACTTTCCGACTGGCGGTGAATTAGCTGTCTGCCGCGCCTTCTCCGCCGCGATCAAAGCGGCAAGCACAACTTCAGGCGGAATGCCGCTTGACGCGCCCTGCTTAGCAAGTTGCTGGCCTGGACCAGACAGCAAGAACGACCGCGCTGCCTGACGCGCAAACGGATATAGGAGCCATCCCGGCTCTTTCGACAGCGCGGAAGCCCCTGCACTCATGAGCACATCGGTATTGCGTACCGCGCCTGAATCCGTGATTCCCTGCGCCGCTTTCGGAAAGGCTTGGCCGAACTGCGCTGCGAGTTTCAGATCGCCAGATAGCGGTTTGTTCTTCGCCAACTGCGCTGCGAGTTTCGTTGCAACCACGTTTCCGGTCGAAGGATTGAAGGCGCTCTCAACGCTATAGCTTTTCGCGATGAGCTGGCGCGCATCTTTGAACTGCTGAAGAGCATCGCCCGATAGATTGCGCTCCATCAGATTTTCAATTGCGCTCGATACTTCGCGATATCCCTTGCCTAACTCCTTATCACCAGCCAAGTAGGCTTTGTTGGCGGAGCCGCGCAGTATGTCGATTGCATCAACTGCGCTGTTGCCGTTCAGAGGCTCATCCTTCAGTGCCTGGACGATCTTCGGGATATTGTTCCCATCGCCCAGCGCATCCTTGAGCTTGCTACCCGCGAACTTAGCGGCGACAGAATCCAATGTCTGCGTAGCCGGCGCGTCTAGCGCAACCGATCCAACCTGGCGCAGCGTCTTATAGGCGTCGCCAGCTTCGGATCTGAGCGAGGTAAGCGCATCTTGCGTGAGTGGCGCATCCTCAGATAACCCTAGCGCACGCTTAGCTAACGTGTTCGTCACGTCCTGATTGCGCACAGCGGCGTCCTGCGCGGTCGCCATCTTGCCGCCGAGTGATTCCATTAACTTGTTACCAAGCGTCGGATTCGTGGTGGCAGGAGGCACGACATAGCCTGCCTTCTGCGCGTTGGCCAGCGTCTGCTGACGAACCATGTCGTATCCGGGCTTCACAAATCCAGACGGAGCCTGTTGGGCAGCCTGAGGGGCTGGAAGCCTAGAGCCTGCAAGTGCAGACTCCACAACGCCCGCAATCTTCTCCTGCGGCGTGCGCGACTCAGGCAGCACCGTATTCAGTGCTTGACGATTCATCTGAGATGGCAAATCGTAGTTAGATCCTGTCAGCATGTTCCGCGCTGACACACCCATATCCATCGCGGTCATGGGCAGCGACTCAACCGCATCGACGATGTTACGACCGGCGAGCTTCGCCTGACGCCCCCATGTTTGCGGGTACGTCATGGCCTTCAGCTCCTTACCCCACCAGTCACCAGTACTTTCAGTCGGCGAATGGCGTGGATAGTCCGCAGGCAGGCCATCCCTGGCGTTCAACTGCTCGTTGGTCGGCGGCTTGTAGCCGATGCGCTTCGAGAAGTCCTCGAACGGCATGTCAGAGTAGAACTTCTGATGCAACGCACCCGCGAGCTGGTCATCGGGCATGTCCGCGTATTGCGGATACCTTTGCCTAACTTCTGCTAGCGTCGGCATTAGCGAATACCCAGCGGATCGTTTTCACTCGCCTTGGCCGCAGGCGCTTTGGCCTGCTTTCGCATGCGATCAAGTCCGCTCTTGAGCACAGAAGAAAGATCGTCGAGGGCCGCGCGATAATCTTCCGTGCTCTGGCTGCGATTCAGGCGAGCGATAGCCGCTTCGCCCTTCTTGCCTTCGATATCAGTGATTGCGCCGCCGCCCTTGAGAGAGTTGTACGCCTGCAAGAACGTCTGGCCCTGAACCTGTTCAGCCAGTGCATTCGCAGCGGCCTGATCGGTGCCAGGAATGATCGGCGCCTTGCTGTAGATGCCAGTGATGTTCCCAAGACCAGGATGGTTTTTGAGCTTGTTGATATCGCCCAGCGCCTGCGTGACGTTCGACTCCACGCGCGGCAGATCGAATTGCGCGCCGGCAGTCTTTTCTCCAGTGGCTGTTCCGGATGCGCCTGCTGCGGCCAGCGTCTGCTTGGCGTTTGCCTCTCTGGGCAAACTAGATAGCGGCTGCGGAGTCAGGGCAGGCTGGACCATGCCGGCGGGCTGCGCAGTCGCGGGCACAGCAGGATTAATGCGCGGCACCAGAGTCGGCACCCCACCGACATCATTCACACTGTTCGGATATTGTGCGGATGCCTTCGTGAGCTCGCGCTGGAATTCGACTAGCGTGCCAGTGAATCCCTGGTCTCGAGCGGTGTTGTAGGCCTGAAGCAGCGCAGACGGCTTGGCCTGGTTTCCGCCAGCGTATGGCGTCATGCCGGCAGCCTGATCCTCGTACATGAGAACCGGCTTGCCGTCCTTGCCGATAACCGAAATCAGCTTGCGTTGGCCCTTGCCGCCGAGTGCCGCCATCTGCGCCTGCATGTACTGCCGCTTAAACTCATCATCCGCGCGCGCCTGTTTCGCCTGATCAGCCTGCTGCATCGAGGCGCCCAGGATCTGTCCGAAGGAACGCTTCTGCGGTGATGGGCCGCTATTCGCGAGCAGCGCAAGCGCAAGGTCGCGATTGCCGAGCAAGTCCCGTGCGCCACTTGTAAGGCGCGACTGCCAGGAGAAATTGGGTTGCTGCATAAGCGCGGTAGGCGCATCAACCTGTGGGTTGAACTCGATATAGGGGTCGTACATGCTCATATCCACCAAACCCTTCCTTTGATCACCACGGGCTGTAACTGGTGAGGCTGCTGTTGCTGCTGTTGGCCGCCTCCCATACCGCTCTGCTGAATCATCTGCAGATACTGCTGCGGGTTCTGCTGGAGCGAACCCAAGAAGCCGCCGCCAGAGGTTGCAGATCCGATGCCAGCGCCTCCGCCGATTCCGTGGCTCGCAGCTAGTGCGCCTTGCGCGCCTCCGCCGTAGCTAGCGCCAGCGAAGTCAGCGCTGATGTTTGCAGGAATGCCTGCAGTGCCAACGCCTCCGAATCCTACGGCTCCGTCTCCGGCTAACGCCGCGCCGCCGCCGGCAGCTCCTCCACCTCCACCACCGCCGCCAGCAATTGCGCCACCAGATCCAGCGCCGCCCGCAGCTCCACCGCCCATGAGCGCGCCGCCGCCGAAGATCGTGCCTAGCACTGCAAGCGCGGAGTCGCCTGGCTTGTTATGCACCATGTCTTTGATCTTGCCGCCGATCTCAGTGCGATCAATCGCGCGATGGATGGGATTGATCTTCCGGTCAAACGTGTCGAACTTCGTGAGCGCCTTGCCCGCGTACTCGTTGGGATACTCCCAAGTCTTCCGCATGAAGTTGTCGTACTTGTCGCCGATCAGGTAGTGCAGGGGGTCGCCAAGCAGTCCGGCCTCACCGAACGGCGACGCGTTGTTGTCGCTCCGCGTGGCGTTATTGAAGGCGTCGAAGATGCCCATTAGCCGAAGTACCCGGCGAGCGATCCGAGAATGCCGCCGTATAGGCCACCGTTGCCGCCGAAGTTCCCACCGAGTTGCGAGCCCAGCATGCCGCCGCCAAGCGCTCCGCCTAGTCTGTTCTGGCTCGTCGGCTGTGAGGTGACCTGACCATACGAGCCGCTGACGCGCTGCAGGTACTGGTCAAGGTTCTGTCCGGGCTGGTCGTACGCCGCCTGGTTCTGCTGTTGCTGCTGAGCGCCGATGCCGAGTAGCGCGTTCGAATCCGCATACTGCGACTGGTTCAACTGCGGCGACATGCCGAGCGTCGCCATCTGGTTCTGACGCTCCTGCGCGTAGTTGCCGCCATAGATCTGAGTGGCAAGGTCATTCAACTGCTGCGAACGCAGGCCTTCAGATGCTCCTACGTTCCTACCGTGGCCTGCGAACTCAGATGCCAACTGATTCTGCGACTGCAGAGCGGCGCGATTGAACGTCTGATCAAGATATGGGTTACTGTTCAGAAACCCGCCATTTAGCGTATTCGTGGCAAGCCCAGACGCAGCTCCGCTTAGCTGGTTGTTAGACGCGAGTCCGCGAATCTGATTCTGCGCGTTGACCTGATCGGCAGTGAAGCCGGCAAGACCGGTGCCGCCGTTCTGGTAAATGTTCTGCGCCTGATCAGCGCCGTACTTCACAAACGGTTCTTGCCACTTGGGCAAGTTGACCGTAGTCGTGGAATTTCCGCCGCTTGAACCGCCCATCTACAACCTCTGCTCTAAAATGATTCCGACAAACCGAAACTCTGGAAGCACTCGCTTCCAACCCTTGCGGCCGTAGATCCGCATGTACGAACAACCGACGCCCACTGCCCACATCCGAAGCCTGCCGAGTACGGCTCGCATTCCTTCGCGCGAACACGTGCCGCAAGCTGCGTAGATCTCGCAGACACGGCCCTTTGGGCTTTCGATTACTTGGGTGACGACGACGCCGCGTAACTGCTGGTCGCTGACCGACCACAGTTGCTTGTCGCCTTTCTTGCAGGCTTCGCGGATTGCCTCCGCACTCGCTACCTGCGTCTCTTTCTCAAATCTCTCGAGATGCGGGCCATAGGCTTCCCACTGCGCATCGATCTGCGCAGAGGAAAGCCAAGTGGCTTGCATTTATGCGTTGCTGGACTCGATGGCTTCCGCGACGATTCCCTTGGTCTTGTCGAAGTTGCCAACGATCTGAACTTCAGCTTTCGCGTATTTCGCGTCAACTCTAAAGTTAGCCATTCCAGTTCTGGTTAATGGAGTGGTGGTCGCCGTGTAGGTGGACGACGTTCCAAGATCATCCCTGTAACCGACACGCACCGAAATTGCTGGTGCAGTCGAAGTGGACTCGACGTTCGGCTTGATGCCGCTTAAGAATCCACGACCGCCGGGATTTATCTCGAATTCCGATGTCTCAAGCGTCGCAGCGCCTGCTGTCGCCTGAAACACGCCAAGTATTGAATTATTGCCGGAGCTGAAGCCAAGCAACTTACTTTGCGAGCTTAATCCTGGGACTGGAGTTACAAAAACCTCCATGTCCTGGTTGGCGAACGTAAATGACTCAGTCGCAGGATTGAATGCGATGATCCTATCAATATCGAATGACGCTATATCCGTGCTGTAACCTAAATAAATCAGTCCGGTAGATGGGTCGTACCCGAAATTGGGAACATTCCTATCAGGATATTTGACCGTGTTGAGGAAGTAGTTATCCACTTTCCCCTGACCAATTCGCTGCACGCTAACGCCATCGGTTCGACAGAAGCCAACGTCAGATATGAAATAGACGAGGTTTCCGACTTTGATGCTTCCCCTATCCAGGGATTGGCCATGGGTGTTGTCGATCGTGTCGAACTGAAACACGGCCGGCGGCCCGACGTATGTCATGCGGATAACAGCGTTACGCTGCATGATGATCGCGTACTGATCTCCGCCGTGTATGGCCTTCACATTGCCAAATGAGGCGTTTAGATCCTGCTCTCCGGCCTGTGTTGCAGTAGCTGTTGCGCTATTAGCTATCGGCCATTTAGTCGGGTCATCAATGGCGCACCACTTAAGAGTGCTGGGGCGAGCGGAAATCGTGTCATTAATGTTCCCCAGAACGACAAACCGATTCACGACGCCAATGCAGCCGGCGCGAGTAATAGGATCAGAAGTAAGCGCGGTAATGCTTGAGCTAGAACCCACCGTATGAACTGACGGTGTGGTTTGGTCGCTCGCCATGATCATCAGATTGTCAAACTGCGCGTAGCTCAGATTGCCAGGCATCGTTCCAAGCACGACGAAAGCCCCAGCATTAGCCGCCGAGGCAAGTGTGTGGTTGAAGACTGAGTGTGCGTAGATATACCCAACCGGGTCGCCATAGGCGAATGCCGCACTATCTACTGCATTAGTCGCAGGGAACGTTGCAAGGCTGTTGTCTAGCGGACGAAACGGGACATAGCCATCGTCGATAGGCAGCACGTTCTTGGCGACGATCAAGCCGCCACCGCCAACGTCTGCCTGATCCGGCAACCACTCGCCGAAGCTAATAACCGTCGTCGCGAGACTCACGCCACGCGCACCTGAAGAACGCCGCCGGACATGTTCTGCGCCTTCTGCAGATCCTGGTAATCATCCAGCGCCTGTTCGTAGTAGCTCTGCCAGAGCGAAATGCGCGCATCGTCCTTAATGACCGGCATCGCCTCTAGCAGCGCTCCATAGAGCAGCAGATCAGGCGCGTTCAACACGAGATAGTGCGCGGCAGCGTCCGATGCGAACGACCGCAGAAGCGTCGGCTTCGCATAGAACGACCCAGCTACCGGATAGTCCGACGACGGCACTGGGCCGTATTCGAAGTTCGATCCGTTGCGCGCGATCAACGATGGCTTTCCGGTGCAACCGCCACGCGGGTAACGCTCATGAAGCTGCGAGAGACCGACCGGGCTCAACCGACGAGCTGGCGTCGTGTTCAAGTAGACGACTTTCCAGCCGAGAAACGCCGCAGGAACCGCGCTCACGCCTGCCGACATGGACGTGGAATAGGCTGACTCCATCCACGGCCCCCAGTTCTTCGGCTGACGGTAGAAGCGCTCTTCCCAGTTCTGAATAAATACTGGTATCTGCGAGGTGAGATCGCTGCGCGAGAGCCAGTCAGCGACGTTCGCAAGCAACGAGGTGTAGCCAGAGGTGACGGCCATTACTCAGTCTCCAGATGCGTCATGCGTTCAAACGATTTGTGCCAGTGCCTCGCGCCATCGCAGTTCGCGTAGTGCTGCATGCCTGGAACTCCGAGCGTGTAGTGCAGCAATGAGGCAGACGATGTTGTGTCCTGCTCTCCAACTAGCGCATTCCACTCAGCCGGAAGCTCTCCAATCTGGTCATCGCTCAACCACTGGAAGCGATGCAGGAATGAACCCGGCGACTCGCGCACTACTTCAGGCGTCAGCCGCATGTTCGCGGAGTGCGCGCAATTCCAAAGCATTACGCTTGACCAGTTCTTCCTCGGGTAGTCGGTGTTATCCGCTTCCATCGGTGTGCCGATGTACTTCCGGTCGTGCTTCGTCTTGTAGACGTGTTTGACGACTGCAACTGCCTTGTTGAAGGCGAAACGCTCGCGCAGCGCCCACAGCTTTGCGATGTCGTCCGTTACGACCATATCGCCGTCGCAGAACAGCGCCCAGCCGCGATAGTTCTCAATGTACGGAACCAGAAAGCGCGAGTAGATAAACGCGTTTGTACCGTCGCGCTGGCCGTCAAAGTCCTCGAGCATCGGCTTGTGCAGCGGAATGAACGCGCATGGCTGCGAGGCGCGGTCAATGACCGACTGACAGAAGGTGTGGTAAGCAGCCGCCTCCCTCGGGTCAAACCCGACGTAGATGCGGATCGGTTCTTTCACGAGAGCTTCGTGCCTTCTGCGTTCTCGATTGCGCCGCGTGCATAGAGAACGCAGTAGAAGCTGTCAGTTCCGCTGACCTGGAACGTGTGCAGATCGAAGCGCGCCATGAGGCGTGGTAACCACCACTCCGCTGGCTGCTGAATCAGGTGAGCGTTCCTTCCATCGGACAGCACCTTCATCGCGGGACCCGTGGATACAGTGATGAACGCCACCGCTTCCGTTAGCTCCATCAGATGGTCTAGCACGTTCTCAATCTTGTCTGGCTCGATGTGCTCGAGCACGTCAATACAGCAAACCATTTCAGCCGGCGCCGGATCGCTGGAGAACGCCTCCACGGCCGGATCATACGCCTGGTACTTGAACTTGTGATCGGCCTTTAATGCCCGCATCAGCGACAAGTTACGGCCACAGCCGTAGTCCAACACGTGCTGGACTTCCAATCGATTGATGATCTCGCTCACGAGCGGCGCGTACTTCCCGCCAGTGACGCCATAGTTGCCTTTCTCGTGCAACTCGGTCTGCTGCTGACGATAGCTTTCGCTGATCACATCCATTCTTTTCTCAATCCCTTGTAGTGCCAGATATGTGCGTCTGACGTGTCGTCTTTGTTCGCAGGGGTCCAGTTGTAGCTAGTATCTAGGTCCAACACCTTGAAGCCGCCTTTCTGAGCTGTCACGGCAACGGCCATTTGATCTCCCCACCAGCGCTGCAGGCGATCCGGCAGGCGATGGCAAACCTCGGCCGCGCGCTTCCAGAACTTCCCGCCCTTGGAGAACATCACGCCCGTGTTGTAGGGACACGTCTCGGTAATGTTGCAGCCCTCGTAGACCGCGGGCTCAGTACGACGGGTTAGCGCGACATCGAATGCATTGTCGAAGACGTGGCTAACGTCGCCTTTGACAATGCAGTCATCGTCGAGAATCAACATCTGCTCGTGCGGGAACGCCGCGAGATGATCGAGCCGGAAAGTCATCATTCGGCCGTCATACGGTCGCGTGACGAGTTCGTCAGCAATGCAGTCCGTGTCGTAATCGGACATCTGAATCAATCGAGCGTTGGGGATATATTCCCTGACGCTCGCCACCATCTTCTTCGCCCACGGCCTATCGTTGCCGACTAGGACGAAGGAAACATCAAGCACGCAGCTCGCGCCTCACTGCCTTGGCCGCGCCATTGATTGCATCGCGCCAGTCTCGCCCATGCGGGATGTGAATCACGTCGGGATGGAAGGGAAGGCCGGCATTGAAGTTCCAGTTCTTCCGCTTGGCATTCATCACGATCGTTTTCGTACCCAACGCCGCCGCCACGCGAACCACTGCGGTCGGGATCGACACCATGCAATCAAGCGCTGCCACCAGCGCCGCAGTGTCGTCGTAGTCCTTCGTGAGCGTCGCCCACGGGTACTGCACGAGATCGACGTGCGGATGTTTCTTCACGAACTCTGCAATCTCATCGCTCGCGTCTTTGTACTGCAGGCACACCCAGTGCGCGTCAATTGCCGCGAACACTGGCAACCAGTCCTCAAGATCCACGCGGCGGAACTTCGCTCCCGTCTTCGGGATGCCGCCAGTCCAGGCAATGCCGATTACCGGCTTCCCCTTCGCCTTGAAGACTGACCGCCACTGCTCTGTGCGCGTCGGACACGGCACGAGATAGGGACCAGCGGGGAATTGTTCGCGCGAGGTGCGGAAAAACTCCCCCACCTGGCCCATTGCTAGACTCGCATCGAACTCTCTGTCTTCTGCGGCCCACGGCTTCGCATCGGACGATGCCGCGCGAGTGCCATAGACCTTCGCATCCGGGAACGATCGTGCAAACAGGTTCTTGAGCCGCTTGTCTACGTCAAGAATGACTTTCTTAGACACGCGAAGAACATCCGGCACCATCGAAGCGAATGACACTTCATCGCCCAGGCCCTGCTCGCCGTACAGCACGACGGTTTTCCCTTCCGACCCGTCCCATTCAGGCTCGCCCTTGTACTGCACCAACTGTCGCCAGCCAGTGCCGATGGTGTGGTGGTAGTTCTTCCATCCTTCTGAGAAATCACCGAGCCCTAGCTGGCAGAAACCAAGATTTGACTTCGCAATGCGGCTTTTCGGATTCGCCTCAAGCGACTGACGGGCGTATTTCTCGCCCTCTTCGAATCGTCCATTATCAATGCAGAGCGCGGAGAGATTCCCGTAGAGCAGCGATCGGCTCTCGGCATTCTTCGTGAGCGTGAGCCCCTTGAGGTAGCACCGCTCCGCCTCATCTGTCTGCCACAGGTCTTCTGTTACGCGGCCGTAGTTGAGCCATGACTGAGAACCAGTCGGCGCAACCTCCGTCACGCACTTATACAGCGCCTGCGCGACGACCGGGTTGCCGGCCATTTCGAATGTGTATGCCGCGATATCGAGTGCTTGAAGGTCGGACGGATCTTCGAGCAAATACGGCTCGACAATCCGCCACGCTTCGTTCGACTCGCGACGCTCGGCGTGCAGCTTCGCACGCCAAAGGTTCTTCAATTTATCGCTTGGTAGGACTTGCGCCGTTGTCATGAATCACTACCAGTTTCTTGCCATGCATCTTGTCCGTGCACTTAAGTGCCGGAGCATTCGTATTGATCTCTGCCAGCAGACGCTTGGTATCGTCCTCGCCGTTCAGTTTGAAGCCCCGAGCCCGTAGCTTGAGCTGCCAAATCGGCGGGATCTTCGCGTACAGCCACCAACCCTTTTTGATACCAGCGTCGTTTTGGCCCGAATTGGCAACCGCTTTGTTGTAATCCAGCACCGCTGAGACATCCGACGAATAGTGGATGTGTGCATCGCCGGTCGCCTCGTCAAACTCGTAGTCCATGCGGACATTGTTGTCCGGGTCGTAATCGAAGAACTCTGGCATTTGCTCTCCAAAAGGAAAGGGGCCGGTATTACCCGGCCCCTAACTAGATCACATCAAGTGCAAGCGACAACCTTCGACGAAGACTGCCAGTTGCGAGCCACCAAGGCCCATTCGGCGATGATCTGGTACTTCGTACCGTCACCCGTCTTCGCAAGCTCTCGCTTCATCGGCTTACGCAGCCAGCGAATCGCCCAGAAGTTATCATCCAGACACAGCACTACGCTCGCGCGCATGTACCGATGCAGAATGACCTGGTGCGTACCAAAGTCCGACACGTACACGTTCGCAGCGCCAACGATCGACGCCTGCTGACCCTTCATGACATCCACGAAGCGCGTCGCCTGACCCGTGAAGCCGTCAATCGCCTGCTTCTGGATCGGACCCACGAAGATCTTCGACGGATTGCCGCCCTGCGCCCATGCGCCCATGAGCGCCTGGTTCAGAACCGCGTTCGTCAGAGAACCCGTGGTAGAACCGTCCGTGGGAGCCGTACCTGCCGTACCTGAGGTCACCGCAGGAGTCGTGGTCGTATTCGCCGTCGTCGTCGAGCGCACCGCATTCGCAGTCGTCGTGCCGGGGTCAGCGGTCGGGCCGCCGATCCAGCTTTCGATACCAGCCGTAGAACGGCCAGTCGTCGCGCCACCAACGGTGCTAATACCGTTCTGCGCGATACGGGTTTCGATGTCACGCTTCAGTTCGCGCATCTTGACGATGGCGCCGCGCGCAACTTCGCTCTTGCGACCAGCCTTCGTCACCGCCTCGAGAGAGTCGGACACGAGGAAGGTCTTCGAGCTGATCTGCAGGTAGCTGCCATAGCGGCTCGGAGGAGTGAGCGACGCAAACGTCGCATCGTCGCCTTCAACACCGATGTTGGCACCCGGAGCCGCGAGGCCCTGACCCAACCACTCGGTATACGTTGCATTGGCCTCTTCGCGGTCGAAATTCGACAGCATGTACGTGTCTTCGGGGAAGAGATCGAAGATCACGTCCGAGAGATCTTCTCGGAGACCACCGGTCGAGCTCACGCCATACGTGAGGGTGGTGTTTGAAAGAACAGACATTACCTTTCCTTTACCGCGTGCAAGCGGTTAGAAACGGCCCTCCAAGAGCTTCTGAATGTTTTTCGCCTTGTCGGCGGAATTGGTAGAAGCCTTGATGGCCTTTTTGATCGCAAGCTCGTTCTTGACGGCCTGCGGCATCGGTCGCGTCGCTCCGGGTTTGAGGATCGGAGGCGCGGATTTTGCGGTTTGTACGGCCTTAGCCTTGCCGGCCATCAGCTTGTCGTACTGCATCGCCTTGTAGAGCGTGGCGGCGTGACGCGGATCGAGATCCATGGAACTCAATTCAACGTCCGTATAGCCTTCGGATTTCGCGTGCTCGCGAATTTCCTTCACAGTTGCATCGCCCCAGTTCGGGATCTTCTTCGAGATCACCTCGGCTGCTTTGGACTTCACATCCTTCAGCACCGCATCGCGCTGCTGCGCGAACTTCTGGTACTTCTCCTGCAAGGACTTCGCGAGCGAATCGCGTTCCTTTTCCCACTGCTTCTGGTTGCCGAGCGCTTCCAGCTTCTGATCGGTCGTCAGTGACTGCCAATCGATCTTCTGGTTAAGCACGGCGTCGTAAGCGTTGAGCTGGGCTAACTCCTGAGCGCTATCCGCTTCGAACTGAGCGCGCATTTGATGAACGCGGCCCTGTTCCTGAAGAACTTCAAACTGCCTCGCCTTCTCGGCGATCGTCTGGCTCTTCTGCGTGTAGTCCTTCTCCTGGAGAATTGCCTTCTCGAGTTTCTTGGGGACTTGGAATCGCTCGCCCTCGTATTCGACTTCCGCTAGTTCCTCTTCGGGCGGCGTCTCAACCTCTTCGGGGTTGGGAGCGTCGCCACCCTCTTCGGGACTTGCGGCTTGGTCCTGCGGAGCTTCGGGCTCATCGGTCATCCCGAACTTGGCTGCGATTCGATCAGCAATACTCTGGGACTCCGCCGGGGGCTGAGCTCCCTGCGGTTGGTCTTCGGTCTGCATGGGTTACCTTCGATAGCCTGCGGAGAATTCCACAGGCGTTAAACGGCGTTTTTCTTCGAGTGAAGCCACGATGACTTTGCCATCGCGGACAGCTTGCTCGAGATTGGCTCTCACGCCGCGTAAGAGCTTCAACATCAACTGACACTCATGGAGCCCTTCCCGATCGCGAATCGGGCCGTTCTCCATGTTCGAAAGGATCTGCTCACGCAAGAGCGTGAATGCCTCGGTGAGCATCGGGTCTTGTAGTAGCCGCTCGGCCTTGCCGGCGCGTTCTAACTGCTGCTCTGGCGTCACTGCTGCACTACTCGCGAGCCCACGGCCTTGCCGTTCTTGTCGCGGATGAACTCACGCGGCGCGCTCATCGCCTTCGACATCTTGTCGAGTGCATCCATCACCCTCTCAGAGTGCGTTGCGTGCTGCTGCTGTAACGCCTTCAGCACATCGGCGTGCGACGCGGAGTCTTTGGCTTTGGTTTCGGCTTCGAGCCTTTTCGGGTCGAGCTGTGCGCCAAGCTGTGCCATGTGTGCATCTTTGTGTGCTCCAAATTCGGTGACTTGTTTCTCGTGCTGCATCGACTCGCGATGCTTAGTTAGATCAAGCGTCGCGTAGGTTTCCAACTCGATCTGTTTCAGATTCGCATCGCGGATGCTGTCGCGCTCTTTCTGCTCGACATCCATTTGCTTCGTTTGCAGCGCCGTCTGGCTCTTGATCTGCTCTGCCGCCATAACGGTCGGATCTGGCTGTGGCGGCTGCTGTGGCTGGGCGTCCTTCGGGTCCTGCCAGAAGCGTTGCGGCGCCGTCATATCAGCGGCCTTCGTGAGCTCCATCGCGGTCTCGTAGACGTTGCGCGGGTTCACGATAGGCAGGCCGCCCATCAGCGCTTCCTTCTGGAAGTTAGCAATGAGCTGCAGCTTCTGCATCAGCGCGTCTTTGTTGCCGGCGGCGTAGCCCACGGCAATGCGGAAGTCAGTGCGCTTCTTCCATGTCGCGGGATCAACCTCGATCCACTGCCCGCGCAGTTTCACCACCTCTTTCTGGTGGCCGGCTTTCAGGATCAATTCGTGTACGATCGAGAATAGGTCTTCAATGCCGGTCGCAAAGACACGCGCAATTTGCTCGACGCGCTGCGCAGCCATGCTCGACAACTGCTGAATGCCAGCAGCCGTCTTGTTCATCGCATTCTGGTCGATGCCCGTGAAATACCGGTTCGTGCCGGTGCGGTTCTCGCGCACCTGGTCCATGTATTCCAAGCCTTCCATCGCCTGCGGGAACACGAACGGCGTCGGGAGCGGCATAATCTCGTTGCCCGGAATTCCACCTTGTTCGATGCGAACCAATCCGCCTGGACGGTTCGACAACATGTCGTCCAAGTTCACCTTGTCGGTGACGGCGTGACGCGTGTTGTTAGCCAGGAACAGGTTATCGATGCCCTGACGCAAGATCGCGGTCTTGATGCGCTGCAGGTCGTGCGTGATGTCGGCAATCGATAGGCCGACATGCCGATGCGAAAGCGGGCACGGCACGATAGAGGCCACAGGAATGCGCGAGACTTCCTCGCGATACAGGATCTGCTGACCGACACGCACGACATACTGAAGCTCGGCCATGCCGTCTCCGTCGTAGTCGTGGCGAATCCAGATGCTGCGCGCACGTACGCGGCGCATGGATGGGTCTACTTTCTGCTCGTCATCGATCTGCGCGGATTCGTTGTAAACGTCGCGCTCCGTATCCTCCATCGTTTCGGGGTCGTCGGAGGTTGAGATATCGTCAGCGACATCGAAGCCCTCTGATCGCAGGTCAGACAGCGTCTTCATCTCCCAGTATTCGAAGTAGTCGCACTCCTCGAGTCGCCACGAGGGCGTGCGTTCGCTGATCTTGCAGCGCTCGGGCGCAAGGACCTTGATACAAATCCTGCCCTTCTCCGCGCTCCTACGCAGCTCTACGTCATAGAGCATTGGCGGCGGCTGCATTACGGGCTGACCACTCTTGGGATCAATCGCAGGCTGGCCCGTCATGGGATCGACGGCTGGCTGCGGCTGATATTCCGGATCTGGATATTCTTTCTGACCGATTACCTGCACGTCCTTGTCTGACAGCAGCATCGCAAGCCCATCAGCCGTCTGACGCTGATAGCGCTCGACCGAGCTTTCAGAATATGTATCGTGATACGCCATCGCATAGGCGTTCTTCGTGAGCAGTGCGTCCTGGCACCAGGTCAGGAAGATCTCAAACCACGGATTCTTCTGCGTGACGACCCAGTTGAGGTATTCCCCCTCCTGCTTCGCGGCCTGTTCGTCATCGGGGCCAATCGGCGGCAGTTCTACGACATCATCACCGCCTGCGAAAATCCTGCACAGCGAGGGCTTAATCCACTCTATGGTTTCGAATACGCTGCGGTCAATGACCGCCGATCGACCCTCAGGCACCGGGTCATAGTTCTTGCCTAGATAGAGACCGATCGAATAGGCGCGATCAGATGCAAGCTGGCTATCAGAATCTGCGCCATAGGAGTCCTCTTCAGCGGCATCAATGGCGCTGATAAGGCGATCGTTGTCTTGCACTAGTGGGCCCTATTGATGAGAGTCAGGCACGCGAGGACTCGCCTTTCGTGCGTAATGTGAGAGTGGGCTTGGAAGGCCGTTCGCTCTCGCGTACCTGAGGTTCACTTGCCAGCTCCAGCACGACGACGCGCGCTTTGAGCGCTGCAATCTCGGCTTCGAGCCGGGCAATTCGGTTGAAAACTTCTGCGCTCATACGACACCTAAACTTGGGTAACGGATCACTTTCTTGAATCCGGCTCGATCATTCGTCACCTGATCGGCGATCAATGCGAGATAGCGAAAGCCATCAGCGCCATGCGATTCGTCGTCGTGAACAGGCGTCGAGCCCTGTCCTTCGGCATTCACGCGTCTGCGGTAACGGCCCAGGCGGTTCAGCAATTCACTCGCATTCGTCTTATCGATCGCGACGCGCTGGAAGACTTCGCGTGCCTTACGGATGCCAGTTTCGACGTCCACATTCGGCACGATCTCGACTTTCCATCCCAACTTCTGGAACTGCTCCTGAGCGCTAGCACCAGTTAGATGCTTCGCCTTGCCGTCGTGCGGCAAGTACAGATTCCCGTAGTTGAGTTTGAGATCGTTCAGCTCCTGCGAGTAGCTAGGAATGTAACGCTGACGATCTTCGATATAGCGGATGATGCGTATCTCAGACGCCAAGCGCTGAAACAGGATCAGCGACATGTAGTCGTTGAACCCCAAGTCACACGCAACGTGGACCTTGAGCATCGGGTCGTAAGGCACGTTGCACAGACGACCTGAACTGCGAAGCTCCGACACCTCGCGGTAGTAGATAGCGCCTTCGACCGCTGGGACGCAGAACCCCTCGTACACATGCATGTACTTCTCAGGGTCTTGCTCCTTCATCCGCTGGCGAGCCGAATCCAGAGCCTCTGAACGCCAAGGATTGTCCGACCAGTTCACCTTGACGACTTTCGCGTCGGCCGGCGTGTTCGTGACGAACAGCTTGTAGACGTAATCGTCTTCGAGCGACGGGTTAAAGCTCAGCCAAATCTGGCTCGCCTTCTTTCGAATCGTCGGCTCCAGGATGTCCCACGACATCTCGGAGATACTGTGCGCCTCCTCGATCCAGGCGATATCGATACCTTCGAACGACTTGATCGAGTCGCGCGTCTCTTTCGAGAGGCCTGAGAAAACGAACTCAGTGCCGTTCTCGCCGCGAATCACCTTCTGCTGGATGTCGTAGAAGTCACTCAATCCAAGCGCGTAAATCTGATCCTTGAGCAGCTTGTAAACAGAGTCGTCAATCGACTTCTGGATCTCGCGAAAGCAGCCAATGCGTAGCGGCTTCTCAGCGCCTAGCAGGATCAGCGCGCGAGCAATGCTCCACGACTTCCCACCATCGCGACCACCGTAGGCGACCTTGAAGCGCCAGCCAGACTCGAATAGAAACCCCATTTTCTCGGGGAATTCGTAGTCAATCTGCTTAAGAACAGCGCTCAAAATCGCCTCTCTAAATAGGTACTACGCGAGATGCCGGGACTCGAACCTAAAGACCGCGCACCCTTCGATGCCGTCACCGGAGCCACCACTTAAACCGTCCTATTACTAGGTAGGTGGTCTAGTCATCACCCCGAACCCACGGGGGTCATCTCGCGCTATGCCCGTTTTCGCCGGGCCAGTTATCCCCATAGCTAATCGGGGAGGACTAGTTGGTCTAAGGCTATCCAACCGCCGGCGGGCGCTACCCGGCCATGCTCATGAAAGCAGCCACAGTTCCTCGTCTTCCTCTTCCGCGAGTGCTAGCAGCAATCGCATCTCGGCCAACATCGACGCCGTTTCGTACGTGCGGGAGATTGCAACCATCGTTTCGATGGCTTGCGCCTCGAGCTCTGGCGACGCCTCGACATTCGGAGTCTTGATGTTGATCGGCTTGACTGCGCCCAGGCTCATCGCCTTCGGCAGTGCGCGTTCTACGATCTCATCGGCTTTGCGTGTCGCTGCGATCTCAGCCAGCGCTTCGGCTTGCTTGAGGATCGCAAGCGCTTCCGCTTCATCGTTGGCGTGGAATACACGCCCTTCGATGCGGATTACATATGGCCGACGTCTGCGGCGGGAGCGGCCGGCGCCTTTGGCAGACGGCGTATCGACCGGCGGAGGCGTGGGGGCAGTGCCAGCCTTGTAGCCAAGCTGGATGATCCACGCGAGCATTACTAACTAGTTGTAGTAGATGTTGTAATCGACCGTCGAACCAGGACCAGTGCTGCCTGCACGAGTGGTAGTAACGGCAATACAAATAGCCGTCGAGTGCGGGATGCCGATGTCGCTCATCACGTTGGCGCCAGAAGTCGCTGGTATTCCAAGCGAATAGACAGGCGCGGTAGTTCCTAGCGTCACGCTCGCCGCAGCGGCGTTAAAGAACTGCACATAGGCAACCGAAGCATTAGGATTGTAGAAGTACCAGCCATACACCTGACCAGCAGAACCCTTGATGTCGGTCTTCGTGGCAGCGATAGAGCCGGTCGCAGTTGTGAAACCGCCAGTCGTCGCAGGCTTCAGCGTGCTGTTAACGCTGAACGCCGTATTGTCACTCGCGATCGTCACGCGATGACTGCCAGTGCCGGAGACGCCGTTACCCATCAGCGGCGTTACGCCATTGATCTGCGCTACGTTCACAGCGCTATTAGCGTCAGGCGTAACCAGCAGCTTGTTAGTTAGCTGCGGCTGGTCTGTCGCCAACACCACGCGTAGCGTGCCAGCGGACTTGTTACCGCTATTCGTGTCGGTCGCGGTGCCGGCGAGCTGCGCACAATTGACAGACTGATTGGCGGGTAGAGCAACGGAATCGGGCGTGACGAGCAGCTTCGTCATGCTCGCAATGCCCTGGATCGTAATTACATCAGTCGATGCAGATCCTGCGGTACCGAGCGCCGGCTGTTTTGCCGCTGTCGCAGCGCCAGTCGGCAGCGAGACTGTGCCCGAGACGTTGGTGACGTTCCAGGTTCCAGACTGCGCAGCCTGTACGGCGAACGTACCTGCATTGTCCACGGTGAGCGAGCCCGCATTGTCTGCGACCTGCAGGGGCGTCATAGACGCAATGCCCTGTACTGAGATCACATCCGAGGACGCAGTGCCAGCGGTTCCTAAAGCAGGCTGCTTGGCCGCAGTGGACGCACCAGTGGGCAAAGATACGGTGCCGGAAACATTCGTGATGTTCCATGTGCCTTGCTGAGCAACTGGCAGGCCGTTAGACGTGCTAACAAGCGTGGCTGAGTCGAGCGCACCATAGGTTAGCTTTACGATCTGGTAATGAACGCCGCCGACATCATCTGTCGCAAGCGTCACACCATCAGCAGTACCGGCTGAGAGAACTACGTTGTCAGTCACTCAGCCAACTCCTAACAAACTTAATGCTTTAACTGTCGTACCGCCGCCGCCAGCAGCTTCCTTGAACGCAACGACATGCGTAGTGCGCGCGTTGTTGACTGACTGCGTGAACGTCGCTGTCTGCGCGCCAGTGGCTGCGACGGACTTCGATTCGACGCACATGATCAAGTTAGTGCCGGTTAACGAGAAGCCAGTACCGGCCGTTACCGTGCCAGTGCCGGGGTCGTTCTCCGTGATGTTCTGGGAGAACCCCATCACGAAGTCATTCGCCTGCGTCGTCGCAGCGGAGGCGCCCGAGCTCACGCCATTGGCGCCGGTGCCAGGACTTAGCTGGTTCTGGCCGGTAGACTTGTCAACGCTCGAGGCTGTTGCGCAGCCCGACACCTCGTACGCGCGGATGCGGCGGAACGCGGCGGCGCTAGAGACCGTCAGCGTGATGACGTGCGAGCCAGAGCCTACGTTCTCCCGAACATAAACCTGACTCGCCTGGTTGTTCGTTGTGTCATTGCGCTGGGCGTCAGCCGTGCTGAACGCCGAGCCGTCACTTACTGTGGCCGTGTTGCCAGTGCCAGCCCAACCACCGTGGACAACGAGGTTGTTGCCAGCCGTGACGCCAGTCAGCGTGACCGCGATCGTCGTTGATGTGCCGCCAGAGTCGTCTACGTTGTAGCCGGTCTGGACTACAGCGCCGGCCATTTACAATCCGTTCAGCGTGATTGCCGTCGTAATCGCAACCGTGTTGGTGATCGTGACGAATACGCGGCCCGGGCGCTTCGGTACCGCATTGCCCTGCGCGTCGTAGGTCTCGGGCCAGTAGCAACGTTGACCAGATGCCGTCACTGGCAATCCAGTACGTGGGTTAGTGAGATCGCCACCTGGCCAGCCGAACTCCGTGAGTTCGAAGCGCGTGACGTCGTTGTCGTTCGATCCCTCGACGAGCCCCGTAATCACATTGCCGCCCGTGTCCGGCCAGCTCACGCGCGTCATCAGGATCTCAATCCCGTTGTCGTCGGTCGTGAGGTTCGGCAGCTCGACCGAACGCACGCCGGGTTGATAGACGCGCTGCGGGACTGTGATGGTGGCTTTGGCCAATGGAATTCCAGTGGATGGAAACGAAAAACCCCGCTGTTACACGGGGTCGTTCGGGGAACGCAGGCTGTTTGGAAGGCAGTTATCAGCTCGCGCGTAGCGTCCTAGTTCCATTTGCGCCCGTCCAGATGGTGTTTAAAAACACTTCGGCGCTTTTCCTGCGTCGATACCAGGCGTCAACCGATAGCCGCAAACGTGCCGCGTGGTCGCGGTAGTCACCGGACTTCGTATAGCACTCAACAAGGATTAGCTTATGCTGTGGCGGGCATCTAGCTACCTGCGCGTCAAGCTCTGCGATGTCGTCAGGGAGATATGGCCCGTCAAACACACCACCGCGCCCTATACGGGCTTTTTCTGTTGAAGCCATGGTTGGGTAGCCAGGTCCCACTACGCGGCACAGACGGCCCCATATGACGAGATAGTGGCGCAGCGTGTTTAGGTTGCTCATGCGACATCCTTGGTAGATAGGCCAATCAATACGCTTTGATTGGATTCACGTGAAACATCGCGCTGATACTCAGCGATCTTGAACCGCTGGCCAGCAGTAGGCTTTTGCAGACCTCGGGCCACGGCGTCGTAGAACGCGGACACGCTGATGCCGTACTCACGCGCCTTATCGCGCACCGTGCCCATGTTATGCAGCGACCACCACCAGTCAGCGAGCTCTTTGTCCTGCTCTGGAGTTGTGATGCGAGGTTTGCTCACGTGGAGCCTCCGTCGCCATAGGCAGGCCTCGTGGCATACGTGGCGCCGCTGTAGCCATCGAACATGATGGCAGGTTCACCGCGCGTACCGCCTAGCCAGCAGGGCGTGCACAGGTACTCGGTGACCCAACTCTCCTCGCCTGGCTCCATAGAGCCGCACTTGCGCTTACAGCCAATGCAAACCTGCGTGTCTTTCCATGCGCGATAGCGGTCCATGTAGTCGCTCATGCGCCCTCCCCGTCGCCATCCGGCCTGACGAGTGCCTCTAAGCACGCCTCGCACGTATGCAACGCGCCGTTGTTATCTGCGTACTGGATTTGCAGGAATGGATACTTGATGCCATCAAGTGTTGAACTGTGCGTGCTAAGCACGATGCACGGCCTACTTAGGTAGAACCACTTCGACCCTGGCGGGTAATCGCGGTCTAACTGCTGCCACCATGTAAGCTGCTTTGACTTATCGGATTTTTTAGCCCAGAACATCAGCCCTCCCCGCCATTCGGCCTAACCAACCGCACGCGCCCCTCCACCTGCACCGGATCTGCATCAGCGTCGCCAACGATCACGGTGGCTGGCTTGCCATCGAGTCGGTCGCCAAACTCCTTGAGTGCAGCCAGATCGCCAGTCGCTACCAGGTCGAGCAGCTTCGAAGCCAGCTCGTCGAGCTCGCGTTTGCCATCAAGGCGCGACTTATCTCGCGTCTCTAGCGCTCGCATGATCGCGGCGTGCCAAATGCGCTGGCGTTTGCCGTTTTGGTTGCCGAAGGGTGCTCCCATAACTTTGTCTCCAATCTAAAACGATGAAACTACGGATGTAGTAGACAGGGATTCGTGGCGATTAGTGCCGCAGCTCATCTGCTCACGCCCCGGGTTTGGTGAATGGGCTATGGCGCATCCACCAAGCGATAGCTTCGAGCTCGTCAGCGGTGAAGTCGCCGTCAAGGCACGCTTCCTTGTCTCCGCGTGACCAAACCAGGTACCAGCCGCCGTTAAGCAATCCGTCATCGTTTCCAATGGCATTGCGAGCATCCAAAATCTCGCGCGCTTGTTCTTCGGTCATACGCAGCCTCGGTCGGTGGGTTGCCAATGCGTCGGGTGCCACAGGTCGCATGACTCGACATCAGGTGGGTCGCTCAGGTAGCACCAGCCGTAGAGCGGCACGTGCGCCGTTTTTCCGTACCAGGTTTCCTGCGCCAATATTCCAGCTAGGCCAGTTATGCGCGTCCCATCCCTCGGCGCGCTCTCAATCGGTCGCCATTCGATATTCATAAGCAGCAGCCTCGGGAGGGGGTGGGCTGCTTGCTCGAGCATTCCGAAATTATTGGTTCGACCTTCCGAAGTTCCGAACCTAAAGGTTGTTCGGAACTTTCGGAACATTGGGTCCTTCCGAATTCTTCCGTTTCGGAACATTTCGGATGATTTAACAGTTGTGAGATTTGAGCCATTTCAGAGTGCTCCTGAGGTGACTTTGTGGCCGCCAACCGATGGCAGCAGAGCGCCGGCGTTGACCAGCCAGTTCAAGACTTCGGGTTTGCGCTTGGACGTGATGCCCTGGCGCTTGAGTAACGCCGCGAGCTCGTCATGTGGGATGACTTCCTTGCCTGGATGGGCGGCTACCCATTCCCGCAAGGCCACCATGGCGGCTGTTTGGTTGGCGCCGCCAGCGCGCACCTTTGCGGGCTGGATGTCGCCAGAGCGAAGGATGATCGAGGTGACTGGCTTGCCGCGTTTGTCGAGGCGGCCAAGGTCGATAATCTCGCCGGCATATCCGAGCGGCGGCATGGATGGCGAATCCTTGAAACGATCTCGCGTGACGGAACATCGAAGCTCGGGCCCCTGGGGCCGCTCAACGATGTATTCGGCTTCTGTGTTGGCGCCCAGCGAGCTAGCGCCACGAGCGCGATCGGATGCCGCGTGGCCGGTATGCGCAACAATGAGGATCGTGCAGCCATAGTGCTGCTTGATCGCGACGACCAGAGATTCCAGAAATTCGGCCACCTCTGAGTTGTCGTTCTCATCGATGCCAGCGCTGAACTTGCTGAACGTGTCTAGCAGAATTGCCTTTGGCACGAACGGCAGATCGCCGATAGCTTTGTGAAGCTCGAGCAGCACGTCGGCCTGGCGCAGGGAGATGGACTTCTCCATAGCCAGAAGGTTTAGTCCGCGCAGATCAATCGCGGGGGCAAAAACGTTCTGCCATGCCTCAATGCGGCGACCCAGCCCAGATCCTTCGGCAGACAGGATCACAACGCCCTTCGCCTCGAGCGCCATTCGCATGAACCAGTCGATGGCAATGAACGACTTCAACGAGCCGCGACGACCAACCATGAGAGCTGTGACGTTCTCTTCGATCGTGTCCTCAATCAGCCACTCAGGCTCGCGGCGCTCCGCAACAATGTCGGCAATGTGTCGCAGAACAATGCGTGGCTCTTTCTGCTTCTCGGGCGGCTCTTGCTTCTGTGGTCCCCTATGCTTGCCACCGAACTTCTTGACGGCAGATTCGGCCAGCGGATGAATGCGGCTACGCAGGTCAGTCCCATCGCCGTTCCGGCTGTCGCCCTTGGCCAGCAGATCCTCGAGAGCGGCGCAGATGTCGTCGTACTCCATCCCACGAGCAGCCCAGCGGGACGACAGCTTCATCATCGCGATATATCGGTCCTCGCCGCGATCGAAGGCTTCGCGCAGCTCATCATTAGTGCGCGTGTCGCGATTGATCTCATCATGCGAGGCTGGATACAGCGGCTCGATGTCGGCCGCCATGTCGATGCAGCGGCCAAGCGTCGCGCGCGTCTCGTATTCCCTGCCTTTCACTCGCCCGATGTAGAACGACTGGGATAGAGCGAAGGATTCAGTTGAGGCAATGCCGCCCAGGATGCGATTGGCACGCCCGACGTACTCGGCGCGCTTCTCAGGTAGCGCAGGCTCTGACAGCGGCAACAACACGCGCCACCGCGGCTTGTACGCGGTGTGCGAAGCGGACGTGTAGAAGACGCCCATAATGTTCGCGCGCTGGAGGGTGGCGGCGGCTTCCGTGAGCCCGATCTTCTCTTGGTCGTAATCAAGCTCGACACCGAAACACCGCATGACATTCTCGCCATGCCTAACGTAGCCCTTGACTGAGAGCACGTTGCCGTACTCACACATTGAGATCAGGGGGCATGATTCCTTCGACGGGTATTCGCGCGCATTAGTCACACGCTTAACGAGATCGGACCAGCCAACATCTGTGCGCGGCGTCAATGACTTCGGGTACACGTCATCGAACAATGTGTAGGAAATGTAGAGTTCTTCTGGCTGCGGCTCGCTCATCATCGGGCGCCCTTCGATGAATTGCATGAGCGGCAAAGGAGCTGGTAGTGGGCGCGGCGTGCATGGAACGCGATCCACTCCGCCTAGAGATCGTCGTCCGCGAATCCGTCAGACATTCCCTGGATCTCTTTCAGCGCGAAGTTTCCATGGAGCTTGATGAACTCCATAGCGATGAAGTGGAACGGTGGCTTGATGTGATCGACGGTCAAATCCATCGTCGCGGCACAGAGAGCACAGCAATACGGATCGGCGGATTCTTTGAAGTCGCGCAGGTCGCCGCGAATGCTTTGACGCAGGGCCAGCAGTCGCTTCTGCAATGCGCGCCGCGCTTCAGCTTCCGGGCCTGGTTTCGGGCCGTACTTAATTGCCTTCCGCCACGACCATTGCTGCGGTTCGTGCCAATCGAACGCGAGCACATGCAGATGCCGCGTGTCATTCGGGAATTCTGGATTGCGTCTGCGGTATGCCTCGGACAATTCGGTGCCCGTGATATCACTCAGCACCTTCAGATCCTCAGCAGTGAACGGCTCGTCAATGGCGTACTTGTCGATGATCGCGCGAGCAATCGCCAACTTGGCTTTCTGTGTTAGCGGTTTCGGCTCCTTAGACATTTCAGCCTGCCTTTTCCTTCCATCTATTCACCAACTCATCTGCCTCGCCTGCATTTCGAGCAATGCCGGCAATTCCGCCAGCATCACGCACCTTCTCTATGAATCGCTGCTGCTCCTCGCTCACGACTCCTTCCGGCGCCTTTGCCTCGATGCATGTCAGAACCGCAATGCGTCGTCCTACCATTGACGACGTAACGACGACGCTAGTTAGCCCAACAAAATCAGAGCTTCCAACGCATAAGCCATAGCGCAGCCAGCGGCCTGGGCGCCACTCGAGCGCCCCAACGTTATTCCGCCAGAGCGTTAGGTCACCTCGAGCGCTGGCCCATTCGCGGATCAGCTTCATCACTTCTTGTTCTGGCGCGCGCTGCTTTGCTCGCGGTTTTTTCTCGGCCGCCTGTTCCATAACAGTTGAGCCGCCCATGAATGCGAGGCGATTCGCGATATCTCGCCTGGACGGCCTTGTGGGAAAGCGCCTCATGCTTCTCTCACAACGCAAATGGCGAACCCGATGCCGAGTGCAATACCGACGACAGCGCCAACTGCGATGCAGAATCCCGTGAAGGCTATTGCGCCTAAAACGAACAGCAGGCATCTAACTAACCGCATGGCCGTTTCTCCTGGCGTTGCGCAGCCCGCTCTGCTTTCGCTTCCTTTGTGCGGCTGTACCAGTACTTCCCGCCGGGCTTGTACGCGCCTTCGGCTTTCAGCCGCTCGCGTCGCTCGCGCGCATAGTCGGGATTTTTCTTCCGCCACTCGGCAGTGAGCGCGCGGTCGCGATCTCGGTTGAAGAATTTCCAGAGACGGTTAGACACACGTTTGGAATCAGGATTGCGTGCGGCCCATCGGCGCGACGCCTCGCGGGACTTCTCTGGATTCTTATCGCGCCATGCCTTGCAGCGCTCGCGGTGGATAGCGCGGGCAGCGGCTTCCACTTCTGCCTCGAGCTGGTAGCGGGACTTCATGGCGCCACCCCCGCCCTTCGCAGCTTGAACACACGGTAGTAGTAGTCGCGCTGTCGCTCGAGCACATATTCGCGATTAAGCAAATACTTCTCGCGACGTTTGGCGGCGTCGAGCTCGGGATGCTTTCGGCGTTGAGCGCGCTTTTGCGCCTTCCACTTGAGCCGCTGTTCAGGGGTGCTCACAAATGCACCATCGGCAGGTGGCGCAGCTCCCACGCCCTCTTACACAACCAGTGATACATCGCGCTCGGTGCGCTGTCTTGCGCGAATTCCCGCTGTAGTGGGGCGTCTAGGAATGACTTGTGCGTGCGTAGTTGGGCGAGACGCCATAACGCTTGAGCCGCGCCTACCCCGTAGAAAATGCCGGGAGTCATAGGCACTCCCGGCTAAGGGCACCGTTGGTGCCTGAGGGGACTTCCTCGCATGAAACCTGGGCACTCATAGGAGCAGCCCAAGGATCTTGTTAGTGGCAGCAAACTCGCCGAATAGATCGGTAGCTAACTTGTCATATGCAAGCGCGGCTTCTTGCGGGTATTTATATTTCTCTGATCTGTAAACCTTGTATTGACATGTAATTTCTGCGCGCCAGCGATTTCCGTACTTGAAGACACCCTTGAATCCACTGGCGGCTTTTACAACGCGCCTATTTGCGCCCTGCTGAGATTGGGTCGCAAAACGTAGATTGGAGCGCTGGTTGTCAAGCCCGCTGCCATTGATATGGTCAACGCCCCTCCCGCCCATAAGCACGTTGTGCATGAGCCGTGTCTGGCTGCCAAAGTGACGCTCCGCATAGACCTTGCCGCCAGATCCTTTGCGGACATACCAACCAGATTTGGGCAGCGACTCATAATCTTCGTCGTCAACTAACGTCTCGTAGCCCTGTGAGAGTTCGATGACCTTCATAGGTCTCTTCCGTCAGCGTGAGCCCATAGAAAAAGCGGGATATGTCCCACACGGATTTGACGCGGACCATGGCTAGGGAGCGTTTGCATCTCATTGATTCCTAGGGTTTACCCACGGACGCCCGCGAATCCCCAACGATTCCCAGGCGGCTTAATTGGGCATGAGCGAGATTGGTATCCCCAATCCGCTTAGCGAGATGAGCAGTGATGATTTCTTCGCAGTATTTCTTGAGGGTCTTGCCATCGAGATCGGCAAAGACTTTGAGCGCGTCATGATCGCGCTCGTCGAAATGCAGCTTCAGGTCGGGACGATCGAGCGCCACTGCGGCACCTCGAGAGTAGTTAGGACCCTTTTCGGGTCAACTTGCGGAAGGTTTCGAAGTTCTCGAGCACAACGTCAGAAGGAATGCCGCGCTTCTTCCAGTTGGAAATTCGCTGCTTGTGCCAGGGCTCTTTTTCGATCCCTAGAAGCTCAGCGAACTTTTGATTTCCACCGGCGGCACGGATGATTCGGACTGATTCGTCTGCTGTCATGACGCCCGAGCGTACACTTTCAGTGTACTCGGTGTCCAACGGTTTGTGTACCCGTGGTGCACACGCCCTGTGTACTTTTGGCCGCATGGCCGACCCGACCGCTGAATACGTCTTTGCCCTAGCCGCCCAGCGCGGCTGGAGCCAGGTCGAGTTCGCTGAAAAAGTCAGCCAAACGAAGCAATCCGTGACGAACTGGCGGTCTCGGGGGATTCCGCCAAAACATCATGCAAAGGTTGCGCGGGTATTCGGCATCACAGTTGAGGAGTTGCTGGCGGCTGGAAAAGCCGCAAAAGGGCCTAGGGAGTCCCTGAAACAGATATTCGGCGTGGAGCTCACCGCAGAAGCGGCCCACTTTGCAGCCGAGTGGATGGCGTTACGGAGCCCTTTACGGGCCCAAGTACAGGCCATCATTCAAACCCTAGTACAAGAGCAGGCTCGAGACGCAAGGAATGCATCCGTAGACGTCCGAGAGCCACTTCGGCGAAGCCAGGGATCTTAATATCTTGGCCTTCGACCATCTTCGACCTAGGAGAAAGTAGCTCGAATTATGGAAAAGATGCCATGGAGATACCCTGCGGCGTGGTTTCTGGGCCTTACGGCACTCGGCGCGCAGAATTACCGCAATTTCACCAACATCCCTGGTATTGTGATTTACCTGCTGACGACAGCCGCCATTGCGTACGGCCTCGCCTATTTGAACTGGCGCACAGTCTCACGACGAAAACCGTAAGCAGCCCCGTCTGACAGCCAGATCCGGCCTACCGCCGGATTTTTTTCGCCTACGGCAAAACAGGCTGTTTACTTCTGTGTACACATGTGGTGTACTGGCCCCGTCCTCTGAAAACGGAGCCATCGCAATGACCTGCCCCACCTGCCAGCTCGAGCCGATCTACGAAGGCTTTGAGCATTGCCTGAAATGCGAAGTCGCTGGAGCGCTGGTTGAGGACCCCGACTACATCAACTTCGCCCGCCGCGTGTACGCGGGGACGGAGTGGTTAGCCGGCGTTGAGCGCGAGTGGCAGCGTCAGGCTTCGGCCCTATCGATCACCTGCGGACATGTTGGACCGCTGGCGGGTGCGGCATGAGCGGCATGACCTCCCGCGACAAACTTTTCTACATGGCCGGCCGCGAAGCTGGGTTTCGCCAAGCGTATATGCACAAAGCGCGCCTTGCCCCTCGCGGCAGCGCTGTTCGCAGAACGATGGCACTACTCGCGCGCAATGCGAGCAGAGAACGCCTTCGCTACCTCGCCGCCGCCAAAGGAGAGTCACGTGTCAGCTAACAACCCGCCCGTGGCGAATGACAAACACACGCCGACTGCGGCGCTAGCCAACCAGATCCCGCTCCATGAGCAGGTCGCCTACATGGAGCGCGAATGTCATTACCACCTTGCGCATAACCGGCTTGGCGAGCAGCTGATGGCCGAGGCAATCACCGCGAATCTGCGGTCAGTAGACGCCTTGCTTCGCCATCGCGACGAGCTGCGAGCTCAATGCGCAACGCTTCTGGCTAATGCTGACGAACTACGCGGCATTGCAAGCGTGATGTCGCATCAACTGGACTTGCCAATACCAGGCACCGAATTCGAGGACGGGAAACCGCGCATTCACGTGCATGCGAAAGATGCGCTGGCATTGATTGAATTTATAAATGCTGCGATCTCCATCATGGCGGCACCATGAGTAGGTATAGAGCTAGCTTGCGCACAGAGCACTCCTGTTGCTGGGGCGCGTGTGTTGAAGACACGGCATCGCCAACGATTTTCAACGGTGAGCACTACAAAGACGAATACGAGATGGTCTGCGAGTGCGATGACTTCGAAGCGGCTCAGCGCATTGCTGACGCTCTAAATGCGGAGAAGCAATGACCAACTACCTCGCCAATCTACTGCTTTGCGCCTTCGTTTTGTCCACCCCTCTCCTGGCGATATGGCTGGCGGAGAAGGTGGAGCAGAAGTGGGATGCGTGGGTTGATTACTACTACTGGCTGAAATTGTCCGTCGAGGAATGGATCAGGGAGCATGTATGAATAGTTTGAGCTGGCTTCTGTACCTCGCCGACGTCGCTGGAAACTTTCAGAACGCCATGATCGGCACATGCGTTGCGTCGTTCATGTCACTCATGGGCATCACGATGGTGATGGACAGCTACAACGAGGAAGAGAAGCGTAACAAGCTGCTGAAGAAAGCTGTTTGCGTCTTCTTCATTGCCGGCGCAATGGGCACATTCATGCCGAGCAGCAAGACGGTCTACGCCATTGCTGCCAGCGAGTACGGCGAAGATGTTCTGAAGATGCCAGAGGCGTCGAAAGCACGCCAAGCCCTGAACGCATGGCTCGACAAGCAGATCGGCGAGCAGAAGCCGGAGAAAGCCAAGTGATCTACAACACCCCCATCGCGAACGGCCGCGAGTACACGAGCGCCGAATGGCTTCGCGCAATGATCGAAATCGAGGTGGAAGGCTATGCGCCTAACGAGATGCTATCGGTGGTTCCTTTTACGGCTGCGCTTTCGACTCTCCTGCTGGTCGAGGCGGGTGCATCGAAGACGACTCCAGCGCTGGACAACCTTCAAGCCGACGCCCGACATTTTCCAGCGGGCGCGGGAGCGGAGGTACTAGCGTGAGACGTCGTCGCAAAAGCTACGTGCAAATCATGGCGCTGGACAGGCAGCACAAGAACACGCTGCGCAAGATGCAGGCTAACCAGTGCTGTTGGTGCGGTAAGCCTATGCAGGCGAAAAAGTCCTGGCAGTGGGATTACGAAACGATTGAGCACCTGATGCCGCTCTCCAAAGGCGGCTCACATGAAATGTCCAATCTCGCCTTGGCACACAAGAAGTGCAACCAAGAGCGTGGCATAGAGGATCGCGAACCCCTGCTTAGGCGCGTAGCTAGGCGCTTTACCAACGAGCAGCAGCCATGACCGCGCCTGACTTCCGCGAGGATGTTGGGGATGACGACTGGACGTGGTGGCACCAGCTCGACCTCGAGAGACAACGTTACGAACTAACTGAGTTACAGGAGATGAGAAGTGAGCATTGCAACAATCGTTATCGGGCAAAGCGGGACCGGGAAGAGCGCGAGTTTGCGCAACTTGGACCCGTCTTCAACGCTGCTGATCCAGACCATCCTGAAACCGCTGCCGTTCCGTTCTAAGGAGTGGCGACCGATATCGAAGGATGGCGGCAACATCATCGTGTCCGCTGACTCAGCGCAAATCGTCGTGGCGATGGAGAAGACTTCGCGCCCGGTGATTGTCGTGGACGATTTCCAGTATCTACTCGCGACCGAGTACATGGCCCGAGCCCATGAGAAGGGCTATGAAAAATTCACGGAAATGGCCCTGCACTATTTCAACGTGCTGACCAAGGCAACGACGTTGCCGGCGTACAAGCGCGTCTATCTGCTGTCGCACACCGACACGAGTGAGGCGGGCCAAGTGAAGGCCAAGACGATTGGCAAGCTGCTCGACGAAAAGATCACCGTCGAGGGCCTGGTCTCTATCGTCCTGCGTACGCACGTCATCAACGGGCAGTACGTGTTCAGCACGCGCAACAGCGGCAGCGACACCGTGAAGACGCCGCTTGAGCTTTTCGCCGACGAGCACATTCCGAACGATCTCTCTGAGGTTGATAGAAAGATCGTGGAGTACTACGGGTTGGCGGAGGCCGCGTGATTGGTCAACGATTTGGCCGGCTCATGGTAGTTGCGCGAGCGCCTAATAAGGGCCGCCATTCCGCTTGGCTATGTGCCTGCGACTGCGGAAACGATACGGTTGTGTTCGGATCGAATTTGCGTCGCGGCTTTACGACGAGCTGCAAGTGTTTACACAAGGAAGTTACGAGCGCTGCAAGCAGAACCCACGGACTCAGCAAGACGCGTGCGTATCATATTTGGTGCGGCATGCTTGCCCGCTGCGGCAATCCAAAGAATCCGCGGTACTCCAGATACGGCGGGCGCGGTATCAGTGTCTGCAAAAGATGGCTGAAGTTTGAGAACTTCTTAGCAGACATGGGCGATCCGCCAACCAGCCATCACACACTAGATCGCAAAGACAACGACGGCCATTACAACAAACGTAACTGCCGTTGGGCGACGCAGACGATGCAAGCACGAAACACGTCTGCAAATAGAAAGGTTCGATTCCAAGGAATGTTCATTCCGCTTGTTGAGCAATGCGAGCGGGCTCGACTTCCTTACAAAACAGTCCATCAACGCCTTAAGCGCGGGTGGCCAGTCTACAAAGCCTTGACAACCAAACTAGCCTAAGGAGCTACAGACATGTTGACCTTCAACGAAAACGAAGCACGGAAAGCCGACAGCGGCGGCGTCATAAAGGAGACTGGAAAGTACGTCGGCGTCATCACGCGAGCGGAGAAGCTGACGAGCCGCAACGGCACCGCGGGCCTTGGCCTGTCGTTCAAGACGGCGGACGGTGCGAGCGCTAACTACCTCGACATCTACACGCAGAAAGCGAACGGCGAGAAGCTGTGGGGCGCGAACCTCGTGCAATCGCTCATGGCGTGCCTGAAGCTGAAAGAGGCGAAGGAAGGACCCATCAAGGTCGAGAAGTGGACGCGCGACCAGGGCATCGTGGAAGCCACGGTGACGGGCTACCCGGACATCATGGGAAAGAAGATCGGCCTGCTGCTCCAGAAGGAGCTGCAGTCGCACCACGAGACCGGCGCCGATGTCGAGCGGTTGAATATCGTTGCGGTGTTCCAGGCGGATACGGGCCTGTCGGCGTCCGAGATCCTCGACGGGAAGACGAAGCCTGAGAAGGTGGATCAGAAGCTTCGCGCGTTGCTGCCGATTCGTGACAGCAGGAAGAAAGGCGCACCGCTCAAGGTGGTCGGCGGCGATTCGCCGGAATGGACCGATGATGAATTGAGCAGCATCAAGTTCTGATCATGAGCGACGAAGCACTCATGGCCTGGCTGAACGCGGGGGCTCCTGCCCCGCTTTCGGCCGAGGAGTCAGATGCGCGACGACGCGCGGAGTTCGTGCGCCGGTTCAGCGAAGCGCTCGACCCGCCGTTCGATCTTGGCCCTACGTCCGAGCTCCACGAGCAAGGCATCGCTCGCGCAGTGTGGCGAGTCCATTCGGATCTCAATCTGCTGGGCGAAGTCGCCTATAGCGACGTATGGCAGGCCATGAGTGCGCCTGTTAGGCGAGCTATCAAGGCGTATGTGGCCATGAAGGTAACGGAGTGAGTGAGGAACTGTCGCCGTATGAGGACTTGTGCCGCGCATTGCGAAGCGCCCGCCACCCAACCTGCCGGTTAGCGTGGGCGAGGCGAATAGTGCAGGCGCGTTTTGAGCGCGGTGATTACGAGATGTTAGGCGAGCTGAGTGTGGATATCAGAGAGGCAATGGCGATGAAGTTAGTGGAGGAAGTTAGATCATGACCACGCCCAAGACGCCGACGGTGGAGGAGCAGATCGCGTGGTTAGAGTCTGCGCGCATTAGCGGCAGCGAGGCCACGGTCGAGGCGCACGCAAACGCCATCCTCTCCACCCTCCGCAACTACGCGGCGATGGAGAGGTGGATCAAGGAGCACGCACAGCACGACGAGAGACTAGGCGGCCAATGCTACGGGCTTGTCCGGGGCCGATATGTCGGTGACCCGCCTGACATGGTCTACGAGGAACACACGTGCAAGTGTGGGCTTGATGCGTTACGCGCCGCCATCGACGCAGCGCGCGAGGGGGAGAAGTGAGGGACGCAGCCATCATCAGCGCGTGCGAGCGATACCGCTACATGCTTGAACGGATTTGGGGCCGCGATCATTCGCGACTCGTGCTGTGGGTGATGTTGAATCCGAGCACGGCTGACGCATCCACCGACGACCAAACTATCCGCAAGTGCCGCGCTTTCACGGAAGCATGGGGCTATGACGGCTTCCGCGTGGTGAACCTGTACGCATGGCGCGCGACCGATCCTGACGAACTATGGTCAGCGGAAGATCCGACCGGCGGTCCAGCGAATGAGGCGCACATTACGCAGTGGGCCGAGAATGCCGCGCTGATCGTATGTGCGTGGGGGAAGCCAGGTCCGAAGGAATTCCGTCCCAAGACGATTCGCGAACTGCTGGCCAGCAAAGGGCACAAGCTGCATTACCTGCGGCTCAACAAGGACGGCAATCCAGGCCATCCTCTCTATCTACCCGGCGCATTGACGCCGCAGGAGTGGCAGCCATGACGACCCCCAACGCCGGCGCGGTGAGCGAGGAGCTGAACCTTCCGCTTGATGTGGTCGACACCGGCTTCGAAAGCTACGCCTCGCGCATTGAAGACGACGCCGGCATCGGTATCGCTATGTGCTTTTCGCACGATGACGCTGCCGCGATCGTCGAGCGCGTGAATGCGTGTACCGCCCTCCGCCAGCAGCTCGCCGAGCTACAGCGGGAGAAGGCCGCAGCCGTCGGCTTGCAGGAAGGCACGGCGCTAGTCGTGCGGCAGTTGGAACAGCAGCTCGCCGAGATGCGGGGGGCGTTGGAAACGCTACTGGCGAACGTTCATCCGTATCAGAGCGACAACGCTGGCGAGCTGCTATGCGTCGATACCGACGATCTAGAGCGCGTTAAAGCCATCTCCTCCCCCACCTCAGCCAGTCGCGAAGGCGGGGCAAAATGAAGACCAATGCTGAACTGAGAGCGTGGTGTGCCGAAAAATCTGCGGAGTTACAAAGGCTTTCTCCGTACGACATCATTCTCGCGTGGGCCGAATTCGAAAATCGCGATGAGTCCACTCCCGCGGCCGAGACGAAGGGGAAGTGCGAGACGTGCGGCGGCACGCGCGAGAAATGCTTCGAGTTTGAGGGTGAGACGTGGTGTTCTCCGTGCCCAGAATGCAGCACCGCCCGCGCTCCAGCAGCCGACGTACCGTCAATGCGCTGCCCCAAGTGCGGCGAGTCAATGCCGGACCATGACGGCTTCGGCGTGCTGCATCACGAGAAGTGCGGCTACTGCACGCATGCATCGCGGATCAATGGCGTGTGCGAGTTGTGCGGGGATGGCGCCCGCGCTCCAGCAGCGGAGCCAATTCCGTACTGCGCTGCGCATGGGGTCTGGCCGTGTATGGCCTGCGGCACGAAGCATTCCGCTGATTGCGAATGCCCGTACTGCGTTGCGCCCAAAGCCCAGCCCGCCGCCGAGCGCGAGGGGAAATAAATGAGAACACGTCCTGACTACATCCATTTCGACGGCGATCATGTGATCGTACGTGTGCAAGTTTCAGTTCCTTGGCGCGACGAGGAGCTTTGCTACCAGCACGCTCTAGATAGCCCAGGGATTCGCGAGGAGTTCGGCCCGCTTCCTGAGCCAAGGGGATTCAACGAGCGCGATGATTCGCTCACGTTTTTCCGACGCCGCGAACTTATCGAGAAGCGCGCGAAGTCGATCGAGATGATCGCTGACAGCATCACTCGTTCGATCCTTCACGCGATGGAAAAGGAGTCGAAATGACCCACACCCCAACGGAGACCCCAATGACCAAACTACGCGTCGGCCTCACCGCCATCCTCATCACCTGCGCCCTGATGTACGCAGCGACGGCGTTCGCGCAAGTACCGCTCGATCCGACGCAGAGCGGCGCGTATCCACCCTACCCCGCCTACCTTACCGTCTCCTGCGGCGGCGTGAAGCTCTCGGTTCTCGAAGAAAGCGGCAACGTCGCGATGGTGTCGGCGACCACTAACTGCAACGGCTCGGGGCGCGGCGCGAAGGTCAAACACTATCTTGCGTGCTGGCGGGTGACGATCGCGGATGACCGCTACTACATCCTCAACCGCGAGCTGGCGCTTTACGCCACGTGGCTGACGG